CTCAGATGCGTTAGCAGTGGGTTCTACTGCAAGTGTTGGGCAAGGAGTATTTTTTGCTAGAGGATATTTTGTCAATGTAGCAGAGCAAACAATTATATTAGACCAGTATGGAACAGATCCATCATACAAAGTAGGTCTAAAGGTAGAAGAAAGAATTGTAACTGCTGATGAGGACGCAAGTTTATATGATAATGCTATAGGAAGCACAAACTTCTCAGCACCTGGTGCAGATAGATTTAAGATTACACTAACATTAGTTAAAAAGTTACTCACAGCACCTAACTCTGCTGACTTTATTGAGTTACTTAGAACTAATACTGGTAAGATTGAGAAGAAAGTAGAACGTAGTGACCTAGGTTTCATCAATGATGTTCTTGCAACTAGAACTAAGGAAGAATCTGGTAACTACTATGTCAAGAAATTTGAGATAGATGCTAGAGAAAATTTAGATGATGGATTTAATAATGGTGTATATGGATCTGGAGATGTAACACAAGACGGTGGAACTCCATCAGAATCTAACGTAGCAATCCAATTGTCTTCAGGTTGTGCATATGTTCAGGGTTACAGAACAGAAAGAATTGCTGCAACATATAAGGATGTAGAAAAACCAAGGACATTTGACAGTGAAATGAACAGAACTGTCACATCTGACTTTGGTAGTTTTGTATTGATGAATAATTTGTACGAAGCACCTCGTTTATATGAGGTAATTTCTTTAAGAGATCAACCTACTGCTACAGGTGGAGTATTAGCAGGATCTGCTGTAGGTGTTGCAAGAGTTGCTAACTTTGCATATGAATCAGGACCTTTAACTGCGGGCAGTGCAGATACAGTATTCCGTGCAAATCTTATTGACGTAGATTTCCTACAAAAACTTACCATGAATTCAACTGTTGCGGGATCACCCGCAGTAGGAGATCGCATGATAGGTCAAACTAGTGGGGCAACAGCATATGAAGCATCAGATAGTGGTAGTGATTTATTTGTAAATGGTGTAAATGGAACATTTATTGTTGGTGAGACTGTAAAGAATGCATTAGGAACTACGATTGGTGTAATATCAAGTATCAAAAGATACAACTTTGGTGATGTAAAACAGTATAGTTTCAACAGTGGTGGTGGAACTGCTGACGCAGTATTAGATGTCAAGGTAGCATTACCTGGCTCAGGTCCTATCATGTCTGCTGCGGGTGGTGGTGTTAATGGAACAATCACTGCTACACTGTCTAACTTTAAGTCTCAATTGAGAATAGGAGACATTGTAGAATTTTCAAATAATGGTGCATCACATAAAGCAAGGGTGACTGCAGTTACTAATAACTTTAGTTTCAATGTTACTCGTTTAGGTTCTACTACTATTGCTAATGGTGCATTAACAAGTCCTATTGTTAGAACTCGTCCAGAAATGAAAGATGGTGAGAAGAGAACTCTTCTAACACCTCTTGGATATGCAGCAATTAAGAATACAAATAATAATGGAAACATAAATCCATCAGGTCGTTTTAGAACATCTGTTAGTGCCACTGTATCAGGTGGTGCTGCTACTGCAGTTGCAGGAGCTGGTTTAAAATGGGTCAATGGTGGTGACAATGATGACTTTTTAGTCATTCAAACTAGTGGAAGTGGTGCAGGACAAATTGTACAAACACCTACAATTACTAACACAGCAACAAATGCAGACTCCATACAGATGTCAGGTCTTTGTGGCGGTGGTAGTGGAACTATTGACGTTATTGGAACTGTTACTAGTGCAGATAGATCTGGTAAACAAAAAACTACAGAAAGAATGAAAGTTCTTTTGGTAAATGGTTCTACTGGAAGTTCAAATGGATTATCTCAAGTTACATTAGGACATGGAACTAGAGTAGAAGATGATGTTATATCTCTTGGTTGTGCTGACGTATTTAAAGTTAAGGCAGTATTAGAATCTACAAGTTCAAATGATCCAGAAATTCCAAACTTTGAATATACAAATTTGATAGGAGATGTAGAAGAAGACGATGTAATTACAGGAGAGACCTCTGGTTCTAGAGCAAGAGTGGTATCTAAAACTAGTAATATCATTTACTTTATTCCTATTGAAGATGATAGATTTACTGCAGGAGAAAATATTACTGCACCAAACGCAACACTTAAGATTAAATCAACCATAAATCTAGGTTCTACCGATATTACAGATAACTTTGATTTAGATAATGGACAAAGAGATCAGTTCTATGACTATTCTAGATTGGTAAGGAAACCTGGCGTTGCAAATCCTACACATAAATTACTTGTTATATTTGACAGATTCTTTACATCTGACGGTATAAATGGATATACTGTTGACTCTTATGCACCAGAAGATTACAACATCATTCCAGACTATTCTGGAACTCCACTTAGAGATGTAATTGATTTCCGTCCAATAGTCCCACAACAGTTAGCTAGCAGTGGAACACAGTCATCACCATTTACATTAAGTGCAACATCTTACTTCAATATTGGAGCAAGAGCATTTACAAATAATGAAGTTGGATTACCTGGCATTAGTGATACAACAACATTGAGTTTACAGTATTACTTACCACGTATTGATAAAGTATTTTTAGATAAAGATAGTATTATATCTGTGGTAAAAGGTGCACCAAGTACTAGACCACAAGCACCAGAGGATCTAGAAGATGCAATGTTATTGGGAACTGTAACGTATGCTCCTTATGTTTTCGATGTAGATGCTGATATTACTATTGAAGAAACAAACTATAGAAGATATACATTTAGAGATATACAACAGTTAGAAGATAGGATCAAGACTCTTGAGTTCTATACACAGTTATCACTTCTAGAAGGTGAGACTGCAAATATGGAGATTAGAGACTCTAGTGGTCTTAACAGATTTAAGAATGGTTTTATTGTGGATAACTTTGGATCTCTTTCTACTGCAGATACTTTACATCCAGACTACAGAGTATCTACAGACTTTGAGAGAGGACAGATGCGTCCTGCACACTATACAACACAGGTTCCTCTACAATACAGCACAGCATCACAAAATGTACAACAACATGATGACGAAATTATCACTCTTCCATATTCATCTGTTGTTCTTGTAGACCAACCATATGCTTCTGCTGTAGAGAACGTCAACCCATTTAACGTCTTTACTTTCTCAGGTGACATAGAATTATTCCCAGAGTCTGATAACTGGGTAGATACTAAATCTCTCAACCCAATCAAAGGTCCTGTTGTAGAAGGTAACTTCATGACAACAGTAAGAGAGTATAACGCAGACCAGAATGGTTTCTCTCCTATACATTGGAACTCATGGAAAACAACATGGACAGGAACTGACATCAACACATCAGTCGGTGCATGGCGTGATGCAGGAGGTGGTGGAAAGGGTAGAAGAAACCAACAACGTAGAACTATTACTACAACAACTACAACTACCACAAGACAGTCAAGAACAGGTATCAGATACAGAGTTACTCCTGTTATTGAGCAACAGTCACTAGGTAGTAAACTTGTATCAGTAGAGCATATTCAATTTATGCGTTCTAGGAACATATCATTTACATGTCAGAAACTAAAACCAAGAACTAAGTTCTATGCTTTCTTTGATAATATTGCAGTTCCTACTAGACTAATTACACCTAAAGTAATGGGTGTTGTCAAAGATCCTAGCACTGATGCTAAGACAAACAACATCCCTTTTCAAATTGGAGAAACAGTTTATGTCAAAAAAGGTAATGGCAAATTCAGATTTAAGGCAAGAGTATCAGCTCCTAACGAAAATATTCAAATCAATCCTATTGATGGCACTGACATAAGTACAACCACTGACTATACATCTAACTTGACTTTCATCAACGTTGATACCAAGTCACTTGCAGATAAAGTTAAAGGTAGTTACTATGGATCACCTAAAATTAATGATTACTTAGTTGGTGAAACTAGTGGTGCAGTTGCAAAAGTATCTAATAAAGATCTAATTACTGATAAGAGAGGTAACCTTAGAGGTTCGTTCTTTATTGATGCACCTAATGTAGAGGGTAACCAGAAGTTTAAGACTGGAACAAAATTATTCAGATTGACTGACTCTCCTACTAATAGTCAAGTATCAGGTGTATCTGACAGTAACGGTGAAGCAGAATTTACATCATCTGGTATACTACAAACTACACAAGAGACAATCATCTCTGTTAGAAATGCTAAGATTACATCTGAAGCACAGTATGATGCTAGAACTCTTACATCAGTAGGTAGAACTCGTAGAGATGAGACACGACCCGTTCCACCTCCTCCACCACCCCCAGAAACTGATTGGGATGATCCACTAGCACAGACATTCTTAATAGAAGATGCAACATTGGAAGGTGGTGTATTCTTAACTAAGATTGATATATTCTTCTACACTAAAGATCCAGAAATTCCTGTGATGCTTGATATTAGAACTGTAGAGAATGGATATCCTACACAAAATATATTCCCATTCTCTAAAGTTGTTAAACAGTCAGAAGATGTATTTACATCTGACGATGCTTCTAAACCAACTACGTTTGAATTTAAAGCACCTGTTTACATACCACTCAAGCAAGAGTGTGCTATGGTATTAACATCTGATTCAAACCAGTACAAGGTATTCATCTCATTACTAGGTAATGATGCTATTGATGCTGCACACATTGGAGAGAAGATCTCTGAACAACCATATATCGGTGTATTATTCAAATCACAGAACGCATCCACATGGACAGCTTCACAGTTTGAAGACTTGATGTTCAAGATTTATAGAGCACAGTTTACACTTCCAAGCACAGCAGCACCATCTAGACTTATTCTAGAGAATGGTGAGTTGGCAGAAGAGAATGGTGGTTTCTTGAATCTAAGAAGAAATGCTATTAGAACAACAGCTGGTAGTGATACTATGAGAATATTCCATAGTAATCATGGTATGCAGTCAACACTCAACTACTTACAACTTAGTGGTGTAACATCAGAAATTGCTGATGCTCAGATACCTGAGAATGGATCTGATTTAACATCTACAGCTGGATCAGTAGTTGTTGATGACGCTGTAGATTTATTCCATCAAGTTATCGGTGGTAGTGCTGTGAGCAACAGTAATCCTGGTTTCATTAAGATACTTGGTGTAGAAGAAGATGGTAGTGGTGATGAGATCATTGCTTATCAATCCATTGATACAGCATCAAATACCATAAACTTTGCTACAAATGGCAGAAACCATACTGGAACATCTGGTTCTTCCACAGGTAAAACACACCTCAAGGGTGCAATCGTACAATGCTATAACTTTGATGGTATACCTCTAACGAAGATTAACAAGACACATAGTAGTGGTATTGCATCTATCAATAGTCCTCACAGTTACACTTTACAAATTAGTGGAGTTCCTGCAGGAGATGGTGGTGTTAATAGAACTGGTGATTTACAAGGTGGAGGTGCTAACATCGTTGCATCACAAAACGTTCCATGGGATGTTCTTACACCACAAATACAGAGTCAAGTAGAACCTGGCACTAGTATTGTTGCCAGAGTTCAAGGAACTAGTGGAACCTCTTGCGGTCCTTTCCCAGCTGGATTCAATGCAGAAACCTCTTTTGTTAAGGATAGTGACTTCCAAGAGATAACTATCGGAGAAGAAAACTACTTCCCTGCTACTAAGATAGTTGCAAACCAATTAAATGAGATTAATAGAATGAATAGTGTCAAGTCATTGACATTAGAATTAAATCTATTCTCAGAAGTGTCTCATTTGACTCCAGTTGTAGACTTAACTAGATGTGATGTAATTACAACAGCAAACGTAATTAACAACATTGAGCCAGGTGCAAACGTTGGTTCTGAAACTGCGGGTAACTACATTACTAAAGTTGCTAGACTAGAGAAAAGTGCTACTGGTCTTAAATTGATGATGGCAGCAAACACATGGACTGAATCTAAAGTTGTTGTAATGTATAAGTTGATTCCTGTTGGTTACAGTGATAGTTTAGATGAGTTACCATTTGAAATGTTTAATGAGACAGGTATTCCAGACACAGGTGCAACCATTCCTAATAATGATTTGACGACATTCACCGACTATGAGTATACTGTAGAGGATACTGATGAGTTTGATGGTTTCCAAGTCAAGATTAGTTTACTCAATCATAATCAACCCTATATACCAAGAGTAAGAGATTTAAGAGTAATCGCACTAGCATAATGGAAGAAGAATATATTGAACTAATTCCTGTCGAGGGTCATGCATCTCTCGGCAGGGATCCTTCGTCTAATGCCATACTTAATACTGATAGCACACAGTATGATGCTTATATAAAGGCAAGAAATAACGCAAAGAAAAAAGATAGGACACTGGAAGAACTCAGGTCAGAAGTAGACGAATTAAAACTATTGTTAAAAGACTTAGTTCAGAAGAAGGATAAATAAAGTTAAGCTAAATATTATATGGAATTCTTAGAGAATGGCAAGTGCTGTATCCAATTTACTAATATATCAAGGTTCTGACTTTATCATCGACTTTACAGTTGAGAACGATAATGGCACAGAATTTAATCTGACTGGGTATTCAGCAGCATGTTTGATTAAGAAGCATTATACAAGTAGCACATCGACTACTGTAACTGCTGCAGTTTTATCTCCCGCTACAAGTGGAAGAATACAACTATCTCTAAACAATTCACAAACCGCTGCTATGAAAAGTGGTCGGTATGTATATGACGTCGTAATAACTTCTAGCACAGGACTTAAATCCAGAGTCTTAGAAGGTTCAGTAAGCGTACTTGAGGGGGTAACACTTTAAATGGCAAGACTAAGATTCGGAGACCAATCAGTCCCAAGAGTCACTCGTGTAGCAACAGGTGGTGGCGGTGGAACGATTGGAGGAATGTCAGACGTAGATTTGACAGACACATCACAAGGTGGACTAGCAGAAGGTTCAGTGCTTGTGTATGACTCAGCAGCAACAAGATTCGTTGCAACAAATGTATTAAACAACATCACAGTTAATGGGGGTAGCTTCTAATGGCATCCAATATTCTAATTAAAAGGAGTACTGGTTCAACCGCACCTGGCACAATTACGTTTGGTGAACTCGCCATTACGACAGGAGCAAACGGAACTCAGGCAAATGCAGGAGATAGACTATTTGTTGGAGACAACAATGGTGCTGCACAGATTGTAGGTGGTAGATATTTTATGGACATGTTGGATCATGTTCATGGAACACTTACTGCTAGTTCATCTGTTATCGTAGATAGTAATTCAAAAATTGATCAGTGGAATGTTGACGACATCACCCTCGATGCAAACGTCATTACAACATCTACTACTGATGCTGACCTTATCTTCCGTGCAAATGGCACAGGTAAACTGGTAATCGAAGATGGTCAGGAACTAGAGTTTGGAACTACAGGAGATGTAGAATTTTCATTTAATGACTCAGATGCAGTTTTAGACATCAAGCGAGTAGCAGGAACCCCCGACTTGCGTATCGCTGATGATATGAAATTAAACTTTGGTAATACAAAGGATGCTTCTATCAGATATGACGAGACAACTACTGACAAGATCCAAGTAGAAGGTGCAGACTGGAATTATGGCACTGGTGTCCTAGTTAACTTTGCAGACACTACAGACGCTTCTAACGTTGCCACAGCGGGTGTTACCTTTGCGGGTGGTATCGGTGTTGCTGCAACTGCATACATCAAAGACTTGAATGTAGATGACAACACTACTCTTGGAACTAACTCTGGAGACTCTCTCACAGTCAACGCAACGACTACTTTCCAGAATGGTGTAACATTCAATGGTCAGACAAATATCTCTGGTAGCACACAACAGACTGGTGATATTCAGATTGATAACCTTAAATTAGATGGTAACTCAATTACAACAATTAACTCTGTTCAAGAATTGATACTTGACCCCGATCCTACAACCGATGCGGGCGGTCTTGTTATTATCAAAGGTGACTTACAGATTGATGGAACTACAACTACAGTGAACTCTGCTTCAATGTCAGTTAATGATCCTACAATTGAATTAGGAGATCCAACAACTCCTGTTACAATGACTGCAGCAGCGAGTAGTGGACAACCAGACGTTGTTGTAGACGCTGTAGATCAACTACAAGTTGGTGACACAGTTACCTCTGCAGTAGCTGGTATACCTAATGGCACAACAATTAGTGCTATTAATGTAGGAACTAAAACTATTACATTGAGTAATAACCTATCTCAGAACATGGCAGATGATTCTGTTCTTGTTACTGTGAGTGGTGCTGACGATGCATTAGATCGTGGTGTTAAGGTTCACTACAACTCAGCAGGAACCAATCAGTTTGGTTTCTTCGGTTATGACCGCACAGGCGGTGCTGACGGAGCTGGTGCATGGACATTTATTGAAAATGCAACAGATACTAACACTGTATTTGGTGTTACAGGAGATCGTGGTACAGTTGTACTAGGTGATCTAGAATTAGATACTGACCTTGAAGTTCAGTATGGTGGAACTGGAGCAAGTTCATTTACCACAAACGGTATCCTATATGGTAACGCTGCGGGTGAATTGCAAGTAACTGCTGCAGCAAACATGGCATCACCTGGCACAGGAACTGATGCACAAACTTCATTCCAAGTCCTTACAGTAACTGCCACAGGCGTTCCTGTATGGTCTGACACGATAGACGGTGGTACATTTTAAAACATGAACGCACAAATTGTTATTTCTACATTACAGAAAAAAATCTCTGAATTGACACTGATAAACGTAATGATGGAGGCACAAATCCAAGACTTACAAAGTCAGTTAAATAGTATGAAAACTGAACAACAATCTGAGAATGACTTAGATGGCAACGAGAATCAAACTAAAGAGATCGACGACAGCAGCAGCAGTCCCGACGACTTCTAATTTAGAAGACGGAGAAGTCGCTCTTAATATAGCGGATAAAAAATTATACGCTAGAAATGGATCAAATATAATAGAGGTAGCAAACCAGAAACCTAACACAGGTGAGGTGGTTACTACCATGCTTTCCACTGACATAACGAATGGTCAGGGGAATACTTTTTATGTTGCTTCAGTAGGTTCAGACAATAATACTCTTGCTAACGGTGGTGATAATGGTAAACATCCTGATACACCATTTCTAACGATTACAAAGGCACTGGGGACTGCTACATCAGGTGATACGATTCTAGTTGCACCTGGCGAATATCAGGAAGCATTCCCAATGACAGTTCCTGATGGTGTTACATTACGTGGAACTAACTTAAGATCTACATCTGTAAAACCAACATCTATTACAAACGATAATAACGCATTTATATTATCTGGAGACTGTCACGTTTCCGATTTAACAGTTAAAGATTTTTTCTACAATAGTAGTGCTGATGAAGGATATGCATTTACTGTTGTATCAAACATGGACTCTACTACTAGTCCATATATTGAGAGAGTTACAGTTACAACAAAGGGTAGTGTTACATCTGCTTCAGACCCATATGGTTATGCACAAGGAGACGCAGGACGTGGTGCTTTATTAGATGGTGCTAATCTTGCATCTGCATCTAGACATAGTTCTGTTCTATTCAATGAGTGTACATTTATCACACCTAATCAGGTTGGTGTAAAAGCAACTAATGGTATTAGAGTTGAGTGGTTAAATTGTTTCAATTACTTTGCATCTATTGGTATACAAGGTATACAAGGTGCCACTGGTAGATCTGGAACAGGTAGCACTAGATTAAAATTTGGTGGAACATCAGGAACATTTTCTACATCTGAGGTTGCATATCAATTAGAAGATAGTTTTCAGCAGGGTATATATCAACGTGGTGCAAATACAGTAACCATAACAAGACCTAGCCATGGATTAACTACAGGAGATTATATCTATGCAGACTTTGTTACTGGTGGTGCTACAGATAATTTCTATCAAGTTACAGTTCAAAGTTCTAGCACATTCCAAGTAACTGATGGTGCATCTGGAACAATCAACCCTCCTTCTATTGTAACTTACAAGAAGGCAGTTGCACGTGGTGTAGTCGCAAGTAATGATGGAACATACGTATTCATTACTGGTAAAGGAACTGGTGCATTTACAACAGTCAACAAACCAGCTAAGACATTAACAAGATTTGGTGACTCACAGTTAGATACAGCACAAAAGAAATTTGGAACAGCATCCATATTATTAGACGGAACTGAAGATAACGTTAAGGTTCCTACATCAGATGACTTTGGATTTGGTTCTGCAAACTTTTGTTTAGAAGCATTCATAAGACCCGCTAGTGTTACAGGCACACAAAGAATATTTGATCTTAGAGATGGTTCTGCTACAGATACAGCACCTACAATGTATCTTGATGGAACTACTCTACACTATGCAGTAGGAAATACATCACAAATTAATGGTGGAACTTTAGCAACTAACACATGGTATCACGTTGCAGTAGCAAGAAGTGGAGGAACCACAAGACTATTCTTAGATGGAACTCAATTAGGAACATATACAGACGCAAACAATTATGAGGTAACTAAACCTTTAATTATAGGTTCTAACTTTGCTGCATCTCCTGTTGAAGCATTTAACGGACATATTGATGAGGTAAGAGTAAGTAAAGCATCTGCTCGTTTTACTGCAGGATTTACTCCTACAACAAGCGAATACAGTGCAGACTTAAACACAGTGCTATTACTCCATGCGAATGGCACAGACGGTTCTACGACCTTTACAGACGTCTCTGGTGGAACATCTGACATTAGATCTAGCGGTGGTGATTCTGCTACATCTGTTGTCACTGCTGACTACTCAGCATTTGGTGCTGAAATGCGTTCAGTTGCATCAGCATGTGTGTATGGACAGAAAGGTGTACAGGCAGATGGTTCTGGTGTAAAACTTATAATGACTGCACATAACTTTGGTTATGTTGGTGCAGGACAAGACTTTACAAATGACCCTTCTCTTGCTATTCAGAATAATGAAGTAGAAGAATTAAATGGTGGTAAAGTTCTATTTTCTTCTACAGACCAAGACGGTGACTTCCGTGTTGGCGATGCATTCTCTGTAGACCAAGA